GTCAATGCCAAGTTTCTTGTTACCTCCGCAGTTGCTGGTATGTAAATTTGTGTGTTATTTACAGTATCTCTTGTTAATACCCATGGATAATAAGTTGCTGTATAGTTTGAATCAATTCCTGTTGATTCAAGATTGTCAACCGCTTCTTGTGGGTAAATGAAATCTTGTAATGAAGATGCTGTTGGTACGAACATACTATAATCAGGTGTTGTACAAATGTAGATAGAATCCGCTCTGTCGTTTTCAACCATATCAATAGTTGCTTCAACTAAGTTAGAATTATTTACATAATCAATACCTGGTGTTACAAGTACGTTAATATTAACCGCTTCAGGGTTATTAAATGTCATTATACCTAACAAATATGCGTAGTAGTCAGTGTTTGCATAATCAGTCTGATTATCTTGGAATGTTATAGGTCTAAAAGCTCCCCAACCTGTTGCTGTTGGGTATCTAGTTGAAGCACAAGCACCCTTTAAGTAACCTGTTTGTCCTAAGACATATCTATCACCATTTGTTCTATATTCTCTATAGATGTCCCAACCATCAAAACCACCTTGACACAAGAAAGTGAACTTTCTAGAATTCAATGTGTAGTATGGACTTGATGGGTTTGTTGGTTCAGAATCAAAACTTGCATCTCCACAATCAAACGCTTGTTCACCATCAGTACTATAACCACCATTGATTACAACAACAGTTGCTCCTGAATCCATGTGGAATCCTCTTGTCTGATAATTCCAAGGAGTTTCGCTACTTGTTTGACACAAATTAACATCCTCTTGGAATCCTTTGAATAAGTAATAATCAGGGTCAATACCAACAGTATCTGAAATACCCAAATAAACTCTTCTCTTATTATCACCAGAACTTGTTACTGAATTATCAGCTCCTGAAGTAGTTCCAAATGGTGGGTTATAAATAACTTCACCAGGGTAATAATATGCTGTTTTATAAATTGGGAATGGAACTTTAGCACCTGAGTATGTTCTCATTGTGAATCCTTCAAAACCACAAGGAAGTGAATCCAATGGAGCTTCTTGATTTAATTCCAACATAATGTATCTAGATAACAATGCGTATTCACCATCAGTTGAACCAACTTTTTTACCAACATAGTTATTTAATGTTGGGTCCATTGAACAACTTGTATACTTTTCAATAATCACAGGATTAGCATCTGTATCGTAGAAATCACGAACAACCAAATCAAATGTACCATTAGCAAATGAAATGTTAGCCACCGATACTTTAATTAATTGGTTCGCAGTATTACCGTCAGCAATTGTCACTACTTTAAACAATCTATAAACCAAATTACCACGAAGTTGTGATACAACCCAAGGAGACTGTGAAGACTGATATTGGGTTAAATAGTTAGCAATTGTTGTTGGGTCGCTACCTTGTCTTGCGTCAGGAAGATAAATTAATGATGTGTTAAGACCTCTAATATATCCTTTATTATATGCGTAATTTAATAACGCTTGGTATCTTTCTTCAACAAAAAGAGGAACCTCAGTTCTTGATTTACCAAAGTTTGTAAGACCAAATACTTTTGAAACATAATTAGCATCCGAACTTTGCATTGATGTTACAAATGAGAAGTTTGTACTGTCTATTGTAGTACCTGTAATTCTAAAATTTGAGAATGGGTTTTTAACCATATCACCGTAAGTTCCTGACGAGTCAATTCCAACGTTTGTTGAACCTGTTACTTGATAAACTGCTCCATCGTCATTAACGTATGTTGCAATTCCTCTTGAACGGAATGTTGCAATAACCATATCGTTATAGTCAGTATACGCAGTTCCTGACCAAGTATATACTGTACCTGATACAGTTCCTGAGAAATCACCAGAACCATTATCTGTCAAATCACTTACTACTGTGTAGAATGAAGAACCTTCATAATCATCTCCAATATCAATATTAAATAATGAGTAGTACCAAGGGTCATTTGTTGATGCTGAGAATGTATTTGAAGATTCGGGTACTGCGTCAACACTATAAACATTGGTTGATGCTGTGTATACCGCGTTTTCTGTTGCATAGTCAGTATCATCTATAGAACCAAAGTAATAAATTGTAGTAGCACTTAATGCATTGTTCTGGATAACAGAATAAAGCTGAGATTGTAATTGAGCATTAATTGTTGAAGTACTACCGTTAAATTGGGTATAACTTTCTGTTAATACGTTTTCAATTGCTGATGGGAAACTAGTTGTAAACCCAACAGTTGTTGAACTTCCTGTTGTTCCTGTAAAATCTACTGTAAATGTTGTACCACTAACAATACCAACTGTACTTGGGTCTACATTCGCTATTGTTGTTATTGACCATGATGGTCCTGCGTCATAACCAGATAAACCAAGTATCCTAGTCATGAACATTTGGTTAGATTGTTGTAAATATGATTTAGCGATGTAAGCCGCTTCATATTTTGGTATTTGTGTGTTTACAAATTTTTCAGGTACTGTTCCACCAAAGAACGCTTGGTATTCATCATAGTTAGTAATGAAGATTGGTTCAAACGCTGGACCTGTTAATGCCTCACCTACAATACCTAATGTTGTTACACCAACACTTTGGGCTACGAAGCTTAAATCTCTTTCTGAAGTATAAACTCCGGGAGAAACGAAAATTTTATTTGATGTTGCCATTCTTTTTGTCTATTTCAAAAATTTATTTATTCATAAATATTATCTAAAATCATAAAAACTTTACTTAATGATATCTATTTATAAATTGGGCAGATTTAAAGCGCCCTTTTTTCTACCACATGAAAAAAGAAAACAAAAAAATTAAAAATATTAAGATATCAATTGAGTCGCACAATATTCTTAAACAATATTGTGAAAATAAGGGAATAAAAATTTACCGATTTTTAGAGAACCTTATTATTGAGAACTGTAAAGAAAATAAAGATATATATGGAGAACCTTAAAGTAAGGTTATTTCATATGTAATGGTTGATGTTGATGGTAATGACTTTGTAATATCAATTTTTAAAATATCATTAGTGTTAACCTGTATAACTGGTACATCACTACCATAATAATCACCATTAATATATACATCATACGAGTCAACATTTTCAGAACTTACAAAAGTAAAGTCGCCCGTATAATCAACTTGTAGTTGTTGTGTGATTGATGTTCCTGAAAAAGTTACTACCATAGGAAATGTATTTGGATTTTCAGGAAATTTTTTAAGATTTCTTTTTTTAATTGATGTGTCTGTCTCCATCATGGTCAACACTCGTGAAACCGCGGGAGCCACTTCAAACTCTTCCTCATCTATTAAAAACCCTAAAGTTGTAAAATCATAAGTTTGAACATAATATTTTCTTCTATCCAACGTTAGTTCATTATTGTTTGAAATATTATTAAGGATTGTTGGTATATAATGTCCCTTAATGAACATATACGCCTGACGAGAAGAATACTTTTGTAATATAATTTTATTGAATTGGTTCAACTCTCTCATTCTATTACATACAATTTTAACCTGATATGATATATCAACGGGTACTGGTTGTGGTATTTTATATATGTCAAGCCCCTTTCTATTACCATTCCAACTTGGAACTGCAGCGTAAAAATATTCTCTTCTATTTGGTATTGTATACAACAATGATGGGTTTGAACCGTACTTAACCTCGGGAGTTCTTATTGTTACAATAAATGGAGGTTCGGGGTTTTTATCCATATTTTGAAACATAAATGTTTCAGCGTATTGAGCCCAGTTCTGTGTTGTTATTATAGTGTCAACTGTAGGAACTACCTTTCCATTAACAACAGTTCTTAAATCATTTTTAACAAAGTCTAAAAATCCCCCATCCAAATCAGCATGTAAGACGGATTTAGGTAAGTATGTTCCATCCTGATTAATATATTCAAGAAGTTGTTCCCTTCTTTCATATAAAATTTTTTCAGGTGAAAGATTAATTGTCTTTTTTATTTTCTTTGGAAATGCCATCTATAATAAATAGTCAGTATCAACTTATTACAAACCTCTAAATTCATTTTCACTTACAGCAACAGCTTTAATTGTCCTATAGAATGCCTTATAACCACCGTAACTATGTCTCAGGTCGGAAGTTATACGACCATCATCAAATACTGAATAATATCTAACTTTACTTTCTGTTTCATAGTACCCAATGTAATCACCAAATGACACCTCAATTTCAAGTTCATTTAAGTGTTGTTGGTAAACACCAATTTCAATATTACCAGCAAAGTTTGTTGTTATTAAACTATCACCAACATATTTGTTATCAGGTGCAAGTATTTTAACGTAACCCTTAAATTCAACAGGAGCCAAAAATTGAATTCCGTCTTCAACAGCTTCTCCATAAACGTCATCCGTTTTTGTTTTTTGTCTATCAACACGGTAAAGAACCAATGAAAAATTCATATCACCATGAAGCCATTCTTCACCCATACTAATATCTAGGTCAAAATCTTCTTGTCCAAAAAACTTGCCTATTCGGGTAATTGGTACTTGTTTTTTCATATATTGATAAATACCCAAATCTTTATTATATTTCAATAGTATTAATGAAATACCGAAATTTTGAATGACGCTGAGTCAATATTAAGTAGTACTATTCTTCAAAGAAGAGCGATGGAAATCCTTCAATCGTATGAGGGTGCCAATAACTATATCTTAAAATTAAAACATAAAAGTGAGACAAATAAAAAATTTGTTATAACTCGTGCTCAGTCTGAATATATTATAAACTATCATAATAGAACTCCAAAAGTTGCTAGAAAGTGGGTTGAACTTGATAGTTATTTTGCTGAAAAGTTATTTGAGGATAAGTTAATTGCCACAACACCAACACACATTTGGGTTGAAAAACTGTTGGTTGAAAAACCAACATCATATCATATTTGGGGTAAACATTTTGAAAACGAGGATTTACACGAATTTTGGTTACCCAAGGGGGCACTTGTTAAAGACAATAAAGTTAAAACAATTGAGATTGATTATGAAAAATATTCTCATCGTCCACCATTATCACACCAAAAAGAAGCAATTCAACAATTAGTTGAAAACAGAAGATTTATTCTTGCTGATGATATGGGTTTGGGTAAAACCACATCCACAATTATTGCTGCGTTAGAAACTGGTGCCAAACGAATTTTAATAATTTGTCCGGCATCGTTAAAAATTAATTGGCAACGAGAGATTGAAAATTACTCGGACAGAACAACCTATGTGATTGATGGGAAGAAATGGGATGACGCTGATTTTATGATTATTAATTTTGATATTGTAAAAAACTTCCACGACACAAAGGATAGAAGAACATCAAAAATATTATCATCAAATTTTGATTTGGTAATAATTGATGAGGCACATTACATTCAAAATAAACAAGCCCAAAGAACTAAATTAATAAATGATTTTGTTAAAGATATTGAAAGGTTGTGGTTATTAACAGGAACACCAATGACATCCAGACCAATCAATTATTACAATCTATTAAACTTGGTTGAGTCCCCTGTTGCTTTAAATTGGATGGCGTATGTAAAGAGGTATTGTGAGGGTTATCAATTTAGAGTTGGTAAAAGAAAAATTTGGAACGTTAACGGAGCTTCCAATTTGGATGAATTAAGAGAAAGAACATCAAAGAACATTCTAAGAAGATTAAAAGAAGACGTTCTTGATTTACCCGAAAAAATAATCACCCCCGTATATTTGAGACTACATTCAAAAGAATATGAAGAACTAATGGGTGAGTATTATGATTGGTATGATAAATCTGAAGATTCGGGGTCATTATCTCTACAATTCTCAAAACTTATTAAAGTAAGACAAGTTATAGCTGAAGCAAAAGTAAAAGATACTATTGAAATATGTGAAAACATTATTGAACAGGGTAAGAAGGTTATTGTGTTTACAAACTTTACAAACACTTTGAATATGATTGCTGAACACTTTGGGAAGGTAGCGGTCAAGTTGGACGGTAGTATGACAAAACCAGAACGACAGTATTCTGTGGACCAATTTCAAGAAAACGAAAAAATCAAAGTTTTTGTTGGTAATATAAAAGCAGCGGGTGTTGGAATTACTCTCACCGCTGCTGAGATTGTTGTAATGAATGATTTATCATTTGTTCCGTCCGACCACGCACAAGCTGAAGATAGGGCGTACCGATACGGACAAAAAAATAATGTTTTAGTATATTACCCAATTTTTGACAACACTATTGAGGGTATTATCTATGATATTTTAAATAAAAAGAAAAGAATTTTTCAAACTGT